AAGGATTACGCGCGTATACGTCAGCTTGCTCCGCTCTATCCAGTGTGACACGATGCGCTCGTGGCCATTCTCGCCGGGAACACCAATCGGGTTCTTTGCAGCGCCACCGTAGACCTGATCAGCCGCCTCCAGCGGCCATATCTCTTTGCGGTTCGCGTCACCGGTCTACCACCTCACGCACACGTACGTACTTACGACATCGCCGCATGGAGCGATGACGCCGCGGCGCACATCGGCATCGATGTGTTCGTCAAGGAATTCTCCGCTGTCGATAAGCTGATTGCGCATCTAGGAGATGGCATATGAGCGCCGTCCCGGTAGGCCTTGGCGCAGCGAACATACGCATCATGGGGCCTGACGAGCCTGAGCTGCCCCCGGCCGCCAACATCAGCGTCGATATGGATGCGCCTGAAGGCGACATCCCAGATGTGGACGAAAAGGGCAACATCCTTCGCATCGAGCACGGCGACGGCTCACTCACCGTCTCGCTCGACGGCAACCCGATTTCTCAGGCCGCTCGAGACCGCTCCAAGGTCAAGTGGTTCGACAATCTAGTCGAGGACATCCAGGACGATGAACTCGCAAGGATCGCCGAAGATCTGCTGCGTGCCGTCGACCTTGATATAGAGTCGCGCCGCGAGTGGATCGAAGATCGTGCCAAGGGCATCAAGCTCCTGGGCCTCAAGGTCGAGCAACCAAATCTCCAGGGAGCTACCGACGGCGCTCCCGTCGAGGGCATGTCTAAGGTACGGCATCCGCTTCTCCTTGAAGCTGTGCTTCGTTTTCAGGCCAATGCACGCTCAGAACTGCTCCCAACTGACGGTCCATGCAAGATCAGGAACGACGACAATGATGCTACCGCTCGCCTCGATGAGCTTGCAAATGATTATCAGCGGACATTCAATCACTACCTCACCGTCACCGCCAGCGAATATTATCCTGACACGGACCGTATGCTACTCATGCTCGGGTTCGGTGGTACAACCTTTAAGAAGGTGTACGTCTGTCCTCTGCGTAACCGACCTGTATCCGAAGCGGTCGATGCCGACGACATTATTGTCAACCAATCAGCAGTAAATCTTGCGAACGCGAGGAGAATCACTCATCGCACCTATATGCGGCCTTCAGTGGTCAAGCGTTTGCAAATTCTTGGTGTATATCGCGATGTGGAGCTGGGCGATCCTAACCCACGTCAGCCTGATGCGGTCCAGGAGGAGAAGAAATCTCAGGAAGGCGTCACGCCAGATAACTTCCGCTCCGACGACCGCGACCGGGAAATCTACGAAATAGATTGCGAACTCGACATCCGTGGCTTCGAGCACAAGCACAAGGGCAAGGAGTCTGGCCTAGAGATCCCGTACAAGGTCACGATCGACGTCTCATCCCGCCGCGTGCTCGCGATCTCGAGGAACTATGACCAGGACGATCAGGAGCTGCCAACTGCGCGCCTGAACTACGTGAAGTGGACATTCGTTCCGGGATTCGGCTTCTACGACATCGGCTTGCTCCATATCCTGGGCAACACGACCAATGCGGTTACCGCGGCGTGGCGGGAGATGCTGGATAACGGCATGTACGCGTGTTTCCCGGGATTCCTCGTATCGAAGTCCGCATCTCGCCAGAACACGAATATCTTCCGCGTGCCACCCGGCGGCAGTGCGCAGATCGATACCGGCGGCATGCCGATCAACCAAGCCGTCATGCCATTGCCGTACGAGACCGCGCACATGGGTCCGCTCATGCAACTTGTCGAGAGCATGGTAACGACAGGTCAGCGTGTCGGCGGTACGAGCGAGCTGCAGGTTGGCGAAGGCCGCGAAGAGGCACCGGTCGGCACGACGATGGCTCTCATCGACCAGGCCGTGAAGATCATGAACTCGGTGCATAAGCGCCTACATGCTGCCCAGGCAGAGGAGCTGCAGATGCTCGCGCGGCTCGCCGCGGACCACCCAGAGACATTTCTCAACCAGAAGCGTTGCAAGGTGAAGCAGCCGTGGGATCTCGCGCGCTTCATGCAGGCCGCCAACAACTGCGAACTGGTACCTCAGGCTGACCCAAACACTGCCTCGATGGGCCAGCGCGCCATGAAGATCATGGGCATGAAGCAGCTCCAGCAGGCAAGCCCAAACCTCTACGACCCGATCGCGTGCGACACCGCGGCGCTCCGCGCGATGGGCTGGTCGAACCCGAACGAATTCTTCGTGCCGCCACAGGCGCAGGCCGCGCCACCACCGCAGCTCCTGCAGATGCAGGCCGAGATGGCGAACGAGAAGGAAGCTGCCGCAGCCAAGACGACCGAGGCCAATGCGCGCGCCCAGGAGGCAGCCGCCAAGCTCAAGGACGTCCAGGCGAAGATCGACAGCGGTCACTACCAGCCCAAGGCCGAGGGCGTCGCCGCCGGTCCAGAGCCAGAGTCACTGCTCGACGTCGCGAAGGCGCAGGCCACCGTGCTCGACGCGCACACGCGCCAGAGGGAAGTCGGCCTCAAGATCCACGAGTCCGCGCTCGAGGACCGAAACCGCGATCTCGATCGGCAGGACAAGCTGCGCGAGTCTGCTATTCAACTCGCTGGCGATGTCATACGCGCGCCTACTGCCGGTGAATCCGGCAAGCAGGTGAGCGTGACGCAGGCTGGATCGAAGGCCCGGAAAATCATCAAAGACGCCGACAAAGGACTCAAATGAGCGACCTTCCGATTTGGCAGCTGCTCGATATGGTCAAAGAGCTTGAGAAACTCGGCAAGGAGCGCATCCATAACGCGCGCCATCCAGAGCCGACAGTTGAAGATCAACTCGCGCGTTATGGCGTAAAGATTGCACCACGACCACCCGTAGGGTAAATTCGGAGCCCCAGATGTCCACGCTATCCAAGAAGCTGCGCGAAGATCGTAAATCGAAGGCAGCTGACTACGTTCGAAATGATCCTCACGCGCGTGTAGACGCATCGAACTATCGACCAGACGGCGCGCTGAATGGAGACGTGCAGACCGGCATGCGCGTGCTCTCAAGGAGACAGTATCGCTCCGGCGGTGCTGTTGATGGCTCAAAGAGCTGCGCGCATGCAGGGCGCAAGCCTCGAGCAACTGGCGGCAAGGCCATCGCGCAGGAGCTGATGAATCGCAATCAGCGCGATGCAAACAAGGATCGCGACGGGATCAAGTTCATCGGCGGGTTCATGCACGGCGGCCGGGCGCATAAGGCGGTCGGTGGACCGATGGGAATGCAGCCGGTACCCACGATGCAGCGTCCGATGCCAGCCCTTGCCACGCGTTCCGTACGGGCTTCTGGCGGCAAAGTCCACAAGGACGAAGCGCAGGACAAGGCGCTCATCCACAAGATGGGCTGCGGGTGCTCGAAGTGCTCAGGCGGTCGTGTCGGTCGCAAATCCGGTGGTGGCAACTGGATCGCTGGCGCGATCAAGCATCCCGGCGCGCTCCACAAAGAATTGCACGTTCCCGCTGGGCAGAAGATCCCAGCGAAGAAACTCGACAAGGCAGCGCACGCTGGCGGCAAGGAAGGCGAGCGCGCGCGTCTAGCGAAGACGTTGAAGCGTATGCATCACGCCGACGGCGGAGTAGTCGACGGCGGCACACGTCCAAAGGGGGGCAGAATTGCCCGGCAAGGAGGTGGTCGCGCGAAGAAGGGCATGAACGTCAACATCATCATCGCGCCGTCTCAACCACAGAAGCCGATGATGCCGCCCCCGGGTGGCCCTCCGATGCCCCCGGGCGCGGGCCCAGTTGGCATGCATCAGGGTCCTCCGCCGCCTCCGCCGATGCCAGGAATGGGCGGCGCACCGCCGCCGATGGGCATGCCGCGCAAGGATGGCGGCGCAGTGGTCGGGCATTTCGCGAAGCCAGGAAAGTACCCATTGAAGGACGGATCTGGCGGCGGAAAAGGTCGAAAGGAAAAGATCAAAGCTTACGGCTGAGGTCGGAATGAACCGTCGGAATTTCATAGCACTGCTTACAGGTGCGCTCGCAGCGCCAGTCCTGCTCGCGCCTAAAAGAACGTTCTTCTTGCCGCCGGTTGGAGGGTGGCCCAACGATGCGATCGGCTATACGGTCACTCGAGCTGAGATCGCGGACAATCTGTACAAGGTGGCGCTCGCGAGACTGGTAATCCCGAGCAGCGAAGCTCACTACTGGAATGAAGAATTGGCCGCCGGTCGGGTCACATACGACATCAATACAGAGACCATGACGATGTGGGAGCGTCCGCCCCCGGAAACCTACCTCATGCCGTCAGCATGGGACCCGCGCGCGCCAAAATGGACAGAGGAGCCATGGGAGATGGTGGAGCACCAAGGACTCGTGTACCGCGGCAATATTCAGGAGCGTGAGGTAGATGCGTATCGATCCGCGATGGAAGAGGCGCGCCACCTGCAGGCGCAGAGAGACGTTTGGTTCAATAGACCGGGACCGCGCGATTGGGGCACATACCCAGGCGGAGTGCGTGGCATATACGCTGGGTTCAAATTTCCCGGTAAGGCCTAATGCCCACCTTCAACAGCCTATTCGAGACCGAACTCGTCAAGCGCGTAAACGAGGAGCTGGTCCACTTGCGCGAGATGATGGAACAGCCGAATTCGCTGGCATCATTCGAGCAGTACAAATTGATTCTCGGACAGATTCTGCAGCTCAACAAGATTCTCAGCACCTACATTCCAGACGTCAACAAAGCAATCAACGAGAGGTAACATGCCAGCAGTAGCCATGAAGGAAGATCTCGATCCGCGGAGAAAGCTCCTCAACATCGTGGATGGAGCGCACATTGATTACGAAGTGCCTGATTGCCATGTACTTGTCGCAACCTATCGTCGACCAGAGAAGACGCGTGGTGGCATCGTATTGCCAGCATCCAATCTCGACGAAGACCTGTATCAGTCAAAGGAGTGCCTGGTACTCCTCGCTGGTCACGGCGCGAGTTTCAATGGGCAGCCGATTGAGGTACATCAGTGGCTCGTCATCCGTCCGCAGGAAGCATGGGCCATGGAGATGATCTTCCCGAAGGGGGCGCTCCACTGCCGCATCGTCTATGACAAATACATCAAGGGTCGCGTGTTGACCCCCGGGAGTGTCTGGTGAGTACAACCACTGATGACGTGATCGTCGACATTAAGGACGACGACAAGACAGGCGCAGACGAAGCTGCCACAGCAGCAGTCGCCGCGGCCGATAAGGCTACCAAGACAGAAGTCTCCCCAGACGAAGGCCTCGAGAAACTCAAGAAGCAGCTCGCTGACGAGACCGCGCGCGCCGAGACAGAGCGTCAGGCCCGCATCGCCGCCGAGAGTGATGCGCAGGCAGCACGAGAGTCAGAGGCCAAGGCCCGGGGTGACGCGCAGGGCTCACAGCTCGACATGGTCAAGACGGCCATCGCGACGGCGACCAGCAACATCGATGTACTGAAGGGTAAATATCGCGCGGCTCTCGAGGCGCAGGATTTCGATGCCGCGGCCGAAGTTCAGTACGCCATGAGCGAGAATGCCTCGAATCTGTCGAGCCTCAAGCAGGCACAGACGCACCTCGAGAAGGCTCCGAAGCCTGAGGTTCGTCCGCGCAATCCAGGGCCGAATGTCGAGTCATTCGCCGCTGAAGTCGCGAAGAATGGCTACCCGCGGTC